GTAGCCAGGCTTTGCAGTTAAAGCAGTCGGGCATGACCTACGAGCAGATAGCCGAACGGCTTGGAGTGGCCCAAAGTCAAGTTTACAAGGACGTTAGGCGAAGGCTGGCCGAGGTACGGCGGGACGATAGCGAAGCGGTTGCAGAAGAATATGCGATGGCGAAGCTAAGGTACGAGCGTTTATTTCTGCGTTGGTGGCCTGATGCTATTGGGCGGGATGACGAACGGGCAAAAGTGGCCACTGAAATGTGCCTGCGGATTATGGGTCGGATGGCCCAAATCGGCGGCTTGATACCTGACAAGCCACTTATTCAGTTAAACACCCTACAGATTAACAGCGACGGTGGCGGCACATTGGCAGATCTACTAAGCAGCATGGCAAGTGATGACGGGATAGTTGAAGGGGCTATGGCTGATGGTAACGCAAGCAGAGAATAAGGAAATTATAACCAGGTTACGGGACAACCCTGGCCACTTCTGGAAGCATGTGCTGGGGTGCCGACCCTATGACAAGCAGATGGCAATGGCCGAGGCGTTACGGGATAACCGGCGCGTGGCCGTTGTTGGTTGTAATGGATCGGGTAAGGATTGGATGTCAGCCCGGATAATGCTTTGGTGGCAGCTGACTCATTACCCAGCCATTACGGTGGTAATAGGGCCAACACATCGCCAGGTGTCGGATATCGTCTGGAAGGAAGCGCGGTCGGCTTACTACGAAGCCCAAATCCCACTCGGGGGCTCTATGTTTAAGACTGCCCGGTGGGAACTGGATGACCGCCATTATGCCCTGGGGTTTGCTACTGATAACGACTTGAACCTTCAAGGCTTCCATTCGCCCAACCTGCTGGTTATTGTCACCGAGGCCCACAACGTGGCCCAGGATCACATCGAGGCAGTGAAACGGTTGAACCCTGCCAGGATGTTATTGACCGGCAACGCATTTGCCACCGGTGGGGAATTCTTCGATGCCTTCCACGGGCTCGGGGATCTATACAAAACGATTGAAATCAGCGCCTTTGATACGCCCAACGTCAAGGCTGGGATGGACCTGATCCCCGGCATGGTAGGGGTGCAGCAGATCGAAGAACGCAAGCGGGAATGGGGCGAAGAATCGGCCATGTATATCGCGTCAATCCTGGGCCGGTTTCCTGACAACCTTGAGGATGCCATTGTTCCCAGGACGTTGTTAATGCAAGCAGTAGACCGCCAGCTGGAACCAACCGGACCCGCAACCCTGGCCGTGGACGTTGCAAGATTCGGCGCAGATTCGACGGTTGTATATCGACGCCAGGGAAACGTCTGTCGATTGGTATGGCGTACCCAGGGAAGGGACACCCAGCAGGTAGCGGGAAAGCTTCAGGCATTGGCCGAAGATGACCCGGACGTTGACACCATTGTGGTGGATGACACGGGGCTCGGTGGTGGTGTTACCGACCGACTACGTGAAGAACTTTCGGGATCCCGCGTCCAGATAGTGGCTTTCAATGGTGGCGCCAAGGCCCAACGGTCGGACCGATACGTCAACGCAATAGCTGAAGCGTGGATGGAGTTGGGGCAGGTTTTCCGGGATGGGCAGATTGACCTGGACGATAACCAGGCAGTGGTGGCCCAGCTATCAAGCCGTCGGTACACCCTGCAAGGTGATCGGCGAATCAAGCTGGAATCGAAAGAAGATTATAAAAAGCGTTCAACGGGTGGCAGCCCTGACGATGCTGATGCGCTGGCTATGTGCTACGTGCCAACACCGGGGCGGGGATTGTGGTAATGACCAAGGAATTGCGGTGCAGGAACTGCAATAAGCTCCTGGCAGAACAAGCCGCGAAGGGGACGGTTATTGTGTGTTACAGGTGCAAGACCAGGAACGAAGCGGAATAAGGGGAAGGATGAAATGGCTGAAAATTTAACAAGTGACCAACTGACGGACTTGTCCATGTGGGCAATGAAAACACCGTTCATGGCGAAGCACTATTCGCCCAGGTTAAACGACCGGGAAAGGCGTGTGCTGCTTTTAAGGTATGGGTGGGATTATTGCAGCATCCGAGAATGTGAAAAATGCTGGGAACTTATCCCCGCGCACACGTTTACTGAGTGGATGACACCATCAAATACCAACGCTTTCTGGGTACGGCCCACACGCGAGGAAAGAATGGCAATGCGCCAGGACACCGATGCCGAGGGTGGATTTATTGATCCATTTACCCAACCGGTGCAAGTGACCGTGACCAGATCAATATCAGGGTTCCCGCGCGAAGATTTCCACTGGCGCCTTCCGATTACGGTTGCAGAGATGTTACACCAAAACACCCACCAGAAAGCATGGACAACCAAGCCCCACACACTGAAGGAAATCGGCGCCGAATTGGGTGGAATATCGGGGACCAGGGTTGCCCAGATCGAAGCCAAGGCCATCAGAAAGAACCGTCATTACCTGAACCAGTTATGGAAGAAATTTACCACGATGGTGGAAGCTGCCGATGTCGCGGAATAACACGGCACGACAACCAGATGAGCAAGCCCCACCAGGTGATTGGGATGGGTTTATTGAGATTGTCATTATCGAAGATGAAGATGGAAATTTAATTGCGGTGGATGCTGATGACACTGATTAAATATATTGACCATTTGCAGCACCGAAACGCTGACGATCTCGCGTTCTATCCATTAGCGGCGTTGGAACTGGCAATGGATAAAGCCCGAATAATTACGTGCGAAGAAAACGGGGAATGTGCTGGGTATTTGTGGCACGGTCCCATTCGGTCTGGATACGATACGGTTATCAATCAGGCGTGTGTTGATTATTCTGCCAGGCGGCGGGAACTTGGCTGGGGAATGGTTCGGGAACTGATCGCACGGTGTCGCGCTGGCCATGCTTTGGGGATCCGCTTGCGTTGTGGGTCCAATAGTGAAGCCAATATATTTTGGGAAACTATCGGGTTTTATTGCACGAAAATATCCCAGGGCGGCAAACGTCGGGGGCGTGACCTCAACCATTGGCGCACTGACATCCAGGCGCCGCTTTTTGTATTGGAGCCCGTGTCCCCGAGCATGAAACAAAAGGACGAATCTGCATATTATCAAGACCGCAACAATGGGCTGGTTATGCCCAGCCGTTATTCCCGAAGCCATTATGAATAACACGGCACGACAACGCGCCCGGTATTGGGCGATCAAGTCGGCGATGGCCATGCCTGGGGTAATGTTTGAAATCCGCTCGGGCGATAGCTGGTGCCGGTACACCTTTATTGATGGGCTGATGCATACCAGCAGCCAATGGCGTGGAAAGCTGGAGCCCTATAAACCGTGGAATATTGACAATTAAAATTCCCCATGCTTTAATCCGGGGAAGTGACCTTTGCGGAATGTGTCCAGGGCAACCGCCCGAATCCGTGGAGGTCTTTTATTTTGGGTTTATTGGATCGGTTCAGAACCAAGCAACCGGCAAATACCGAAGTAGCTGCCACGGTTCCCATGCACATGGGGGCGGGCCAAGCTGCATACCCTAACACTTCCTACCTCAACCTTGCATCCGAAGGCTACGCCAAGAACCCCATTGTCCACGCTTGTATTCGCGAACTGGCCAATGGTGCAGCTTCGGCAACTTACTACGTGCAAGCCCCGTCCACTGATGGGGGATCCGTACGGGTTGACCGTGGGGATTTATACAACCTGATAACCAGGCCCAACCGCCGCCAGGATTGGAACGCTTTTATCAAACTATTGGTGACTTATTTGCAAGTTGCGGGTAATGCCTACGTGCTGAAAGAACGCAGCCGAGGCAACCAGGTCATGGCCATGTATCTGCTGCGCCCGGATCGAATTCGGATTATTGCAGGGGATTACGGCGCCGATGGTTTCGTTTATACCGTGGACGGTAAAGACCACTATATCGACCCAGCTGATATGTGCCATATGGCGCTGCCAAACCCATCGGGTGACGTGTATGGTTTATCACCCTTGCAGGTATTGGCGCGGATTGTAAACCTTGATTTATCCCTGACTGATTTTGCCAAGAACTTTTTTCAGAACGCCGGTGTTCCTTCTGGTTTACTGAAACTTAAAAGACGCATAACCAGCAGCGAGGAAGCTGCCGCCGTTCGGAATTCGTGGCGCAGTAAGTTCGGGGGGCCAAACAACCAGCACAACGTGGCCATCCTGGACGACGACGCCGAATACCAGACGTTATCATCAGCGCCCAAAGATATGGACATGACGGGAATTCACAACGACACCGAATCCAAGATTTGCGCCGTTTTTAACGTGCCAGCCATTATCGCTGGGGCGAATGTAGGACTTCAGCGCGCCACGTATAGCAACTACAAGGAAGCCAAATTATCCTTTCATACCGACACCCTGGAGCCGCTGGTGGATGATATCCTGCGCTTCCTCAACTATAACCTGGCCAGTGAATACCGCAACAACGAAACCATCACGGTCGATTGGGCTGCAATGCGCTCGGGCCTTGATGACAAGATGGGCGAAACCCAGCAGGTAACGGCCCAATACCAGGCGGGGATTATCTCACTGAACGAAGCGCGGACCGCTCTGGGGATTGATAGCATCGCGGGTGGTGATGTCAGGCTGGTGGGAACTGCCACTTTTGAATTGCCAGTGGGTGAATCTGCACCGGTGGCCGTTGGTGCGCCAGCTGTAGAAGAAGCGCTGGCTATTGGGACATACAAGACCCCGACGGTAGTACTGGAGCCATTATCAAAAGCGCCACGGGTAGCAAACCGAGCGCGTTCTTTAAGCCGTGACTTGATACAGGACCGAGAAGCTGAAACCGACCGGATGACGCCGCAGATACAGAAACACTTTCGGGGAATACGCAACCGAATTGATGGGATCCTCGGCCGTTCAATGGAACGGGGCGTCAGTAATGAAAAGGATTATCCATTTGAAACTGATGACCTGGTGCCTACCACTGAAATCAACATATTAGCCGAGATTGTACGGGGCGCCCTGGTCAGGGTAAGCCAGAAAACATTCGACCGGATGAACGCTTCCGGTGTCGCTGGAACCCTGGACTGGTCGGAAAAGCTGCCACTGGTTAGGCGGGTAATAGACCGGGCGCAGCAGCAGGCCACCTATATCCACTTCACAACGAACAAGAACGTCAAGCAAGCGGTACAGACTGCCCTTGAACGGGGTTACTCAATCGAACAATTAGCCCGTGGGGTTCCTGATGAAAGGTTCCCAGGGCTGCGTTCACTGTTAACCGAAACCGAAGCCCGTTCCCGCATGATAGCGCGGACCGAGGTAATGCAGGCGCAGAACATGACCAGCGTGGGGTTCTATAAGGAACAAGGGTTTGAATTTGTGATGGCTGATGACGGTGGGGACGATGACGATAATTACATCCCGCCCGGCGATCCCTACGGGTACACCTGCAGCCAGCGGAACGGCCAGGTCTACACGGTCAATTCTGCCATGAATGTTGACGATCACCCGAACGGGACATTGAACTGGATACCAATGCCCAGGGATTACCAACCGCCAGCCGGGACACTTTAACAGGGGGAACTATGGATAAGAAATTTATTATATCGGACGCGAAAGTCCTGGATGAAAGACTCGGAATAGTAGAAGCATACGTCAACACTATGGGGGTTCGGGATTATGACGGGGATGTCATAGACCCCAACGCCTTCAATAGCTCACTGGTGGAACCGATACATATTCCGGTATTAGCTGGGCATGACCACGGTTCAATCGTTGGCAAGGTACTCGAAGCCCATCCCCACCATATAGCAGGGGATGAATACAAGCTATTCGCCAGGATGCAAATGAACCTTGAAACCCAAGGCGGCCGTGAAGCCTTCAGCAATATCGCGGGGGGATTTGTTCGGGAATGGTCGGTGGGTTTCAACATACCGAGCGCCGACGCAGTGGTATATGACCGGGGCGGTCAGAAGGCCATACGGCGCATTATGGCCCTTGATTGGGTGGAAGTGTCCAGCGTTATTCGGGGCGCGTCACCAGCAACGGGAACCATTGCAGCCAAGTCAGCGGACATGG